ATAGAGGGTCAATTTTTTTTTTCAAAAACCCCTACACCCCTCAAAACACACTTTTTTTATTTAGTGTCCTAAAAATAGGTCACTTAGGTGTACTAAAAAATAGACAAATAACAATAACTAACTAAAAACCAATATATTATGATTGCTTCGCTAATATACAATACAGAGGAATTAATCCCCATATTACAGGATCAGATACCAGACATATTTTTAATTGATGCAGGAAGCTTTAAACCTATTAAGGGCTGCCACATGAGATACAATACAAATTTACTGTGGACTGGTAACTGGGATCGTTTTTTGAGATCTACTAGCGCACAATATGTTTGGATGTTAAACAGCGACATCACGGGCGCATCAATTGAGATGTATAATACATTACTGCATTATGCGATCTCTACGGATGCATTTATGATCACGCCATCATTTAACAGCCCTCACAAAGTTTTTCATTCCATAGGCGATAAAATGAGATTATGCAATTGGATCGATATGGCTGCGCCGTTAATAAACGTAAAAAAGTATAAACAGCTGGGCGGATTCGATCTAAATTTCAAGGGATACTTTGCAGATATAGATCTATGCTTTAGAGCTAGGCAAGAAAATATGAAAATGTACATAGACGATACATTATATGTTAATCATCTAGGAGGATACACGGTAATAAAGGAAGCAAAGCATCAGCAAGCTAATTTAGCTGATAATGATCTACTAATAAATAAATATAAAAAGAGCTGGTTTGAATTAATCTAATTTAACCAGATAGGAAGCAAAAAAAACCCTGCAAAGTATTAAAACAATGCAGGGCATAAAGGTATTAATTAAAAATAAAACTCACTTGATAAGCCTGAAGCAATAATAAGAATATAATGCCCTCCGCCATATCTCGGCAAAATAGATATATCAGCATTGTAGGCACGTTTGCCATGTTCATTAATAAATTGCTTTTTAGCTAATTTAACAGCCTGATTTAGTGTTAACTTGTTTATTCTAGTATTCATATGTTTAAATTGTTTATTTAGTAAGTAATAAAAATAATAATGTCCCTAAGCTTAATATTAAGAATCCCCAGTTGACAGCGCAAAGCATAGCAAATAAGGTGATCAATAAAATGTATTTTGTTTTCATGTCTATAAAATTATAAATGTACAAAAGTCTTGAATGTCTGAGGGGTGAATATTTCCATATTTAGCGGATGAATAAAAGCCTTGTTTCCTGTATTGATTCTTAAATGATTCGAGAGCTTTCAAAGCTTGCTTTTTAGTTTTATAGCTTGCTGTGGTTTCTATAGTGATTCCGTCAGGTGATAAAATTTGATATTTTGACATATTACAAGTTTTTAATATTGATCACAAAATTAGATGTCTCTTTTTTAGCCTTACCTTTGGCAGATAAACCTACTATAACATTGGCAGGATCTAAATATCTTAAGTCAGATTCATCCCCATTTATAACAGTATAATTTAAATATGTTTGCGGCAGCTCACTAAAAACTGCTGCTACGTTTCCGCCTAACTCTAAAAACTTTTTACATTCATGCTCATTTATTTCTGATCTGCTAAATGTTAGGCTGTAGTCAGTATCTAAATACTTTACAGCTCTTTTATAATTTTTTGTATAGTCATAAAATTTAAGGTTTGCAAAATCTGTTAATATATCCTTATTAAGTTTAATATTAATCAATTCGATAAAATCCAAATCTGAGGTACCATTTAAACGAATTGCAATTGCTTTATTATCTAGCATTGCCTCGGCATTAATTAAATATAATTCACGGTATAATTGAGTTAAAAATCCGATAGGATCACTAAAAAACAAATCTGTTTTGCGCTGCCTTGCTGCCTGTACGTTACTAAATTTACCCATCCCTGCAGTATTAAGACAAGCAGCTGCGCAGCCTGCCGAGGCATGGCCGCATACATTTCTACCAAATGAGTTTAATTTATACGGTGATAAGTATAATATATAAGACTCTGCGATACTTTGGTTTTTAGCTGTTTTGCTGTTAGTAGATCCGTGTGAAAGTAATTTGTTTTTAAAGTTACTTACTTTGCTTGCTGGTTTGTTTGCTGTGATAGTTTGCATAATAGTTTATTTTTGTTAGTTGTTAATTATGCCACAAATATATATAAATAGTTATTTAACTATCAAGAAGTATTTTGTATCTTACTACTAATCAATACAATAAAATTAATATGCCAATCAAACCAGTAAGTAATAAAGTAAATAAAACAGGATCACAGTATAGTAATGGAACAGCAGGTAATTTTTATTCGTGCGCTGCCTGGTTAAAATTACGCAATTATAAACGATCTATTAATCCTATTTGCGAGAGCTGCGCAAAGTTGGATCTCATAATTCCATACCATACAATTGACCACATCAAACCAATAAGTGAGGGCGGAGCTGCTTTGGATCTTGCAAACCTGCAAACACTTTGCAAGCAATGCCATGCTATTAAAACCGGCAAAGAAACAAGTAAACGCAACCACATAAAAAACAGATAGTTAACTATAAAAGTGTCTAGTATACTGGACAGAAGCCCATAGGGGGGTGTCTACTTTATTGTACACCCCCTGCTAACCACTGGATTAATTAAATGTACATATTGGCATTTGACAGATTTTGAGTTAGTTACGATATTTGATTTAAACTAAAACTTTATATATTACGCACGCACACACATGAACACAACAAAACCAACAGAATTAAAGAAGATGCAAGGCACTTATCGGAAAGACCGAGATAAAAGTGCAGATTTGAAGCCATCAATGGAAATTGGCTTAGAAGCTCCAGATGATTTGAACGAATGGGGGCAAAAGTTATGGACTGAGATTTTTACCGAGTACGGCAAAGTAGGATTAATTACTAGAGTTGACTTAGGGTCATTTCATTCTTTGTGTAGTTGGTATGGAATTTTTAGAGAAGCCGAAGATATTGTAAGAGGAAAAGGACTAGAAGTAGAAGAAGAGGTTTATAGCAAAGATGGTCAAGTAGTCGGAACCAAGACAATTACCAATCCAATGATAATGGTTATGGATAAAGCACAAAAGAATTATCTTGCAATGGCTAAAGAGTTTGGAGTAACACCAAGTAGTAGAGCTGCATTAAGTTTTGAGGCTAAAAAAGAGTCGGACCCATTTAGCGATTTTTAATTATGACTAAATACGAAACATACATAAGCGATGTGATTAGCGGTAAAGTAAATCACGGCAAGCAAATAAAGAAACTTTGCGAGAAACTTAATAGCGAATTAGTTTTAAGTGATGACTATTACTTTGATTCAGTAGAAGCTGACCGATATATAAAATTTATTGAACGATTAAGTTTAACAGAATCTAGATGGGCAGGTAAACCATTTTTGCTAGAAGATTGGCAAGCATTTATTATTGCGATGACTTTTGGGTGGAAATCTAAACGAACCAACTTAAGAAGATTTGATGAAGTTACTGTTCACGTTCCTAAGAAAAATGGCAAGACAAGTTTGGCTGCATCCATTGCAATAGCCTACGCATTTTTGGAACAATCCGATTATGCAGGTCAGATTTACATGGCTGCAACAAATAGAGAACAAGCTAATATCTGTTTTAAGGCAGTAAAAAGAACGGTTCAACTTACACCAAGTTTGCAGAACTATTTTAAAGTTATGCAGTTTGCCGTAATTAGCAATCGCAACCAAACAAACATTAAAGCATTGTCTGGTGACGCACCAAGTGTTGAGGGTTTTGGTTCATCTTTGGTAATCTTTGATGAGTACCATTTGCAGAAAACGGATGAGTTAAAAGAAAATTTAATTACAGGTCAAGCTGCAAGGCAAGGCGCATTGTTCTTTTCTATTAGTACGGCAGGAACAGATAAGAATGGTCCATATTTTACCCACATCAAAAACTGCAAAAACATTTTAAACGGATTAAGTCAAGTTGAAAGTCACCTAGTTGTGTTGTATGAATCTGACTCAGAGGATTGGCGGGATGAGGAAGTTTGGAAACAAGCTAATCCAAATTACGGAGTTTCGGTATTGCCAGACAAATTAGAAAAGGAATTTAAGTCGGCATTAGAGCAGCCTAGTAAGCAACCATCATTTATTACCAAACACTTAAACATTTGGGCAGATTCAGCTAAAACTTGGATTGATTCTAATAAGTGGGGAAGTTTGGGAATATGCGATTCAATAGAAAACTATTATGGACAAATCGCTTACATTGGATTAGACTTAGGTTCAACGGGTGACTTCTCAGCATTATCAATTCTGATTCCTAGTGAAGATAGAACTAAAATGAGATGTTTTATGAAGTTTTACATCCCCGAAGATATGGCTAATAAGCGTACTAGGGCTGACCAATTAAACTTTAGGCAATGGGCAAGGGATGGCTACATTACTTTGACTGAGGGTAATGCGACAGACTACAATTATATCAAAAAGGATATTCTTGAGATATGCTCAAAGTTTGATTACAAGCCAATTGCATACGATAAAGCTTTGGCATCAATGTTTATGATTCAACTTTACAATGACTATTCTATTAACGTAGAAGCATTTAGTCAATCTGTTGGCTCAGTAACTGGACCGACCAAACAAATGTACGAGTGGATTATGAATGAAACTTTAATCCATGACAATAACCCAGTAATGGCTTGGATGATTAGTAACGTAGAAGTTTACCAAGATGATGCAAATGGAAACTATAAGATACACAAAGGCAAATCTAAAAACAAAGTGGATGGACCTTGTGCATTAGTAAACGCAGTTGGTAGAGCATTAGAAGATTGGAAGGATAACCCATTAATTGAAAACTATGTATTCTAAAATGAGCAAAAAAGAGTATTTTTATAAATACTTAAAAATGATTGTTTTACCAGATAATGCAAAATTAAATGGCGAGGCTATTTGGCAAAATCTAGAAATATATCATTTATCCAAATATGGAGTAAATCGATATAAGTCATATAGTTCATTTAAAAAAGAAAAGAGTAAGTTTTATAAAATAAATAGGTAACTAATTAGGTAACTATATTTTTAATATTGATGTAATAATAAAAACTCAAATTACATTTGCTATCAAAATGGGGATAATACAACGAATATTTGGTGTTGAAGAAAGGGTAGCTCCCAAAACTTATGGGGGCGTACTAGAAAACACCTACACGCTAAGTTCGGTATCTTCATGGTTTAATAGTCTTTTTAACACAAGTGGGCAGAATGTCAACACCGAAACTTCAATGAAGTTGGCGGCTTACTATGCGTGTGTCCGTAATATTTCGGAAGATATTGCCAAGGTTCCATTTGAAACTTTTGCAATAGATGCTAATGGAAACAAGACTTTTATTTTGCATAGAGCAACATCTTTACTAAACAAATATCCAAGCAATCTTTATACTCCTTTTACATTTAGGCAGACAATGACCGAATACGCTTTACGTTTTGGAAATGCTTTTGCTTACATAAAAAGAGATAACGATGGCAAGCCAACTCAATTATATTTAGTTGACCCTACTTATGTAACTGTTCAAGTAGTAGACCAAGTTCTTTACTACATTATTAATGATGTAAAGTCAGGTATCTACGGAACATTCAACGAAAATGCTATATTTCATATTAGAGCAATGGGCGATGGTTATGTTGGTAAATCAATTCTACAATATGCCGCAGAATCTATTGGCTCAGGCTTAGCTATTCAATCTTATTCAAGTTCGTTCTTTGGTTCAGGAGCGACAATGACTGGTGTATTAGAAGTGCCAGGCGTTGTTAAGGATGAGAATACTGCACGTTCAATAAAGGATTCGTTTAACAAATCATACAAGTCAGAGTACGGAACAAATAATGGCGTAGCTTTATTAC